CGGCATCCGCCTGCGCTTCCTGCAATGCCGCGGAGCCGCCCTCCAAGGTCCGGACCAGGTCGACGCCCTCGGAATCGAACAACGCGAACGCCAACCGCACCCGGTCGCTCTGGTTTCCGACCTCGGTGAAAGCGTCGGCAATCCGGTAAAGTGCTTGATCCGGCGAGAGGGCTGCGAGGGTCTCGGCGGATAGTTCCAGCTCTTCTTCGAGGATCGCCGACAGCGCAGAGCCTCCTTCTTGAGCCGCCTCCGACAACCGGCGCGTCATGCGCTGTAGAGCGGTGTCGAGCTTGTCGGCACCGACACCCGACAACTCGGCAGCGTGCTGGAGGCCCACCAGCTGTTCGGTAGCCACGCCGAGCTTCTGGGCGGTCTTGCCGATCTTGTCGATTTTTTCCATCTCGCGGACGAGCCGGCCGGCAATGACGGTTCCCGCAGCTGCAGCAGCAGCCCCAAACGCCCCGAGCGCGATCGCGCCGGTCTTGAGCTTGCTCTGGAGCGAGGCGAGCGCGGTGCTCCCGCTCTTGACGGCTCCGCGGAACTTACCCACGCGCCTCGAGGACTTCTGCATCCCATCGTTGAACTTCCCACCGTCAAGTCCCAGAATCACGCTCAGCCGGCCGATCGTCATCGTGTGCGTCCTCTCTCGGGAATGTGGCCTGCAGCTTCCGCCAAAGCATCCGGCCGCGGCGTTCGATCTGTTCCTCTTCGGTCAGTTCCTCGTCCGCCTCGTCCGCCTCGTCTTCCGCACCGCCCGCCAAAAAATCCTCCAGGTGAGCCAAGGCATCGTCGGGGTCGACTCGCCTGGCGTCCGCCTGCAGCCATCCGAGCCAGGCGATCATGCGAGCGGCCGGCCCGTAACCGATCGGCCCATTTACCTCCTCGAAGGCCCGCCAAAAGGTCGCCTCCCTCGCAGTCATCGACCGGAGCAGCTTCCGCAGGCTGGGCTGACCGCAGGCCAGTGCCAGCCGGGCGTAGGTCCTCAGCTCCGGTCGGTCTCGGAGTTTCCCACCAGGTCCTCCCAATCCTGGTCACTCCAGCCCATCAGCTGGACGGCCATGTCGGCGATCCGGCCGATTGGGGCCGCCGCCTTGGCCTTCAGTTTGCGGATCGTTTCCCGCTGCTGTTCTCGGTTGTGGCACGCGAACAGCCGCCGGCCGTCCTCGCCGCAAGCAAAGTCAATCACCAGGCGTTCGCGGATCTCGCGTACGTCCATCTCTTTTTGCTCGATGGTCCGCTTGCCGCGTTTGACTCGCTTCGCCTTCTGCACCTGCTCGTAGCGTTCGCGATCCTCGGCGGTCGGGGAGAGCACGTAGACGCCTGACCCTGGCCCACCCCACTCCGGAGTCGGCACCCAGTTGTCGAGGTGTCCCCGGTCTTCGCTGTCGAGAATCTCGTCAGCGGTCAGGCAGCGCCGCTGTGGCGCCTCCTGCATGTCCTGGTCAAAATCCTCGGCGGTCAGGCCCTCTTCCCTCGCCCGGAAGGTGTCTTCCGGTCGGGTCGATTGTTCTGCTGTCATGATTCATCCCTGTGGTGTTCTCGGGGGCAGTCCCCGGTGGCCGCGAATCAAACCGTCGACCAGGCGGGTTTGCCGCTGATCTTGAACTTGATGCTCTCGGTCACCTTCTCGCCGAGGGCCGCTTGGATGTCACCAATCTCCTCGACGTTGCAGGTGATCGTCAGCGTGTTGAGCGTGATTCCGCTCCAGGTGAAGGTGATCACCAGCGAGCCGCTCTCACCCTCGGCGGGCCGGACATTATCGGGATCCATATTGAGCAACAAGGTGATCGACTGGCCGTCGCTCAGCCCGCTCAAGAATTCGCGATGCTCATCCGACGACTCCTGGTGTGTCACGTCGACCTGGTCGGTCTTGGTGGGATCCTTGACCACGTCGACCAGCTCGGCCGTGATTGTGCCGGAATCGTCGCCGGTAAAAACCACGGAGATCCCGCTGGAAACAAAGCTACCCATCAGTTAACTCCTCACGAAAAAGTGGGAACGGTGGTCTCGTACCAGATCACCGCATCGGTCGAAATGTGGTACACGTGCGAGTCGCTGCCGTCCTCGGGCCACTCGGCCGCGTCCGTGGTATTCTCCAGCTCGATCCGCTGGACGGTGACCGCGTCCCCGCCGTTGCCGATCGAGGCGTTCGTCATGCCGTGCAGCTCGCAGCGGAGGGCCGCGAAAATCGCCTCGGCCCCGGAGTCGGTGGCCGCCCAAATGTCAAACTGGACCCTCGCCTGACTCAGCCCCGAGGCGGCCCCCTGATGCGACTCCTCGTTCTCCGAGACGCGGAAATAGGTGATCGCCGGCAGCGCAGAACCGGCATTTCGCCGGCCGCGGAAAATCCGTGCCGCCGGAACCAGGCTCGTCACGGCCGACTGGGCGGCCAGATATTGGTGCAGCGCCGCCTTAAGGCTCATGTCTTCTCCAGTGCGGTGATCCGCCCCTCATGGTTTTCCAGCCGCACGGAATGCCGGTGGAGGGTCTGGTAATGATTGGCATGGTCACGGCCGCGGCGATCGCAGGTCGCCCGCATGTTGTCGACGCGTTCGCAGTATTGGGAGAGCCGCCGGTTCAGGTAGACGATTTGGCCGACCCAGTGCACGATGAGCATCACGCCGACGACGGCAACTTGAGCCCATGTCATCAGCTCGTTCATGCCTTGGCCTCCTGTTCCAGCCCCTTCGTCAACTCTGCGGCGATGATTCTCTGGCACTCCGACTTGGTGCTATCCCACGCCGGGCGGACGAATGGGTGCGGGGCGGCCGGGTGCGGTCCGCCATGGCCCATCTCGATCAGGTGGGCAATGACCGCCGGGTTGTGCGGTCCTCCGTAGGGGCTGTCGGCCATTCGGAATTTGGTCCGTGGCCCGACGATCGCCAGCACATTGCTCTTGTAAGTTCGCGGCTTGTAGCCGAGGCTCTTCTTGAGTAATCCAGTCCGCCCGACCGGCGCCCGGGCCTTGGCCGCTTTGACTACCCGTCGAGCGCTTTTCTTCACAGCCCGCCGGCCGTGTTTCTTTTGCAGCTTCTGCGGCAGCTGCTTCATCCGGTATTGCAGGGCTACGTCGCCGACCAGGTCCATCACTCCGCCTCCTGGCATTCCATTTCCAGCGAGACCGGCCGCGTCTCGGGGATCCGTCTCGGCGGCCCGATGATGTGCAGCACGCGGGAGCCGATCTTGAGCCTGCATCGGCTGTCGATGTCGTCGCGGTAGCGGATGGTCACCAGGTGCGTCGTCTGGGCCTTGACGACAGACGCCTGGCGGTAGGTCATCGACCCTCGCGCGACGATCTTCGCCGGCACGCCCTCCTGGACCGAGCTCCAGCTCTCGCTGGTCACTCCGTCGGTGTTCGTGACGGTCGGCTCCTCGATGTCGACTTTGGATGTCAATTCGCTCGCGGTCAGCACTCAGTTGATCTCCTCAAGTTCGGGCGGCACGATCTCGGCCCATTTCCGGCTGACCAGCCGATCAGCCAGCGGCTTTGGCAGCCGATACTGCTCGCCCTCGAGCAGCTTGCGGCAGTGCCGCGGGCGCATCGTGCGATGCATCAGGACGATCACCATTTCCGGCTTTTCGTCTGTCTTGACTGGGACCGCGGCCTCGGCCGCCTCTGCTGGCTTCTCTCCAGCCATCTCATCGTCTCCCGGTTGTGCGATACGAATATCCGGCCATCAGGTTGTCGGTGAGCCGCTCGATCATCTTCATCCGGTCCGGCACGATCGACTCCCGGAGCAGATAGCGGTCGGCGATCTCCACCAGCACGGCGTCGACGATCGGCTCCGGCACGTCCGCCTGCGCCCCGTAGCCGGCGGTGTAGCGGATCACCACGTCGTCGGTATGCCCGCGGCAGTCGGTCGGCCATGTCTGGTCATATTTCAGCCGGATGATCCCGCGGCCGTCCTCGAGTCCTTGCTCCCAGGTGTCGGTGGAGACGGTCTGCTCGGTCCCGTCCAGGTCCGTGTACTTGACGCTGGAAACCGTCCCGATTGGATTGCGCCGAAGCAGGAAAGGTGCGTTCCCGAACGAATCGAAGTATTCATCAAAGGTCGCCGTGCAGAACTGGGTCCAGTGCCGTTGCTGTAGCCGCTTGGTCGCCGACTTGATCAGCCGCTCGATCAGCGTGTACTCGTCCACGTCAACCACCCGCAGGTGCTCGGCGGCGGTGGTGATCGACACTGGGATGTCGGTAGCGGCGGTCTGCTCTACGAGTTTCATGGGCTGACTTTGCGGCTCTGTGTCTTCTTTCGCCTCGGGCTCGGCGTCTGGACCCTGCCGGTCTCCGGCGTCCTGGCCGTGGTGGGCGTCCGCTCGACGGGCTCGGCGATCCGGCGCCGGATCAGCACATTGGCATCGCCGTCGGCAAGTTGGTGGGTCCCGCCGCGGCGGAACTTGCGGCCGCCGGCGGTCAGGTAGTCGCGGGTGATGCGGACCTGGATCATATCTCCCATCCCTGTGGCGCAACCCGGTGCACGTGTCGATTTCTGATCGGCTGGAGGTTTTTGCGGGGAATCCCCTTGGATCCCCCGCGCGCCGGAATGATCGCCACAACGCTCATATGATCCTCCACCCTTCGTGTCGCCGGCGGCGACGCTAAGGGGCA